ACATAGCGTCCGCACTACCGCCAGCTATAACAGCAAACATATGGTACCAAGTATTAGCCGCCAATGACGCCCCGCTTGCCAACCCTCCTGCATTCGTTCCAGATGCCCAAGTCGCATCAATTTGTTTTGTGATTGCGCTGGTAAGTTCTATTACTGTCGCATCATCTTGAGCAGTACAAATTCCGGGCTGTATAACCACATCATGCTGATAGTCAGCCCCATAAGCTGTATTTAAGCCAGAAATAAGTTTATACGGAACTACGCTACTCGCCAAAGCCGCAATAGCCTGCCCAAGCCGTTGCCCACTAACCAGCCGCCCATTAGTATCTGTCCCACCTTCTGCTTCAGCCTGACTAATTATATCAAGGTCGTCAGCAACAAATGTGCCAGTAACTTCTAGCCCACCATTTATGACAGTATTACCGCTTGCGTTTGTGGTGAGCGCTTTTGACGCTTCAGATTCGCCCGGAGTCGTTATATTAAGATAATTTAATTCTTCCGCCGTGGATGTTAATCCACCTGCTACGTTGGCAAAATCTCTGGTTTTACTCATATCTGTATCCACCCTGTAGTGTTGTCTTCCTCATACGCATCTTCATCCCAGTACGCTTCACCTTCAGGTTTAGGCAGTGGGGCATTCCAGACAAAGTTAGTGCTGTCATAAGTCCAAGAGTCGTATGGTGACTCGTCAGGGCTTTCAGGCAGTGCATTCTCTGGGAAGCCAGCCTGTGCAGGTACATCGCGTAGAGCAGCTCGGTAGTTTTCGTAAACAGTCTTGTCGTCAGTTGACAGTGGGCTGTCGGGGAGAACTGCCCAGTCAGTTTTAGACAACTTGTCATTACGCTGGATTCGTACATTAGCTTTCTTGTTAGCTAGTTCGTTAGCTATAGCTTCGGCTGGCTTATCTATTACGCTGTAAGTCTGATAAGCAACGCCATCGCGTACCTCTATGACATCTTCAATAACCTTTTCGGTAGCTGAGTCATAGGTTGGTTTTGTGTCGTCAGTCAGTCTGACCAAGTTGAGAGAGGCCAGTGTCGCGTCACTGAAGGGTAACGCAAATGAAGTGTTAGGATTGGCTTTAACTACTTGCCTCTCACTAACTACTGTCTGTGTTTCTGTGTTGTAGTATTTCATTATGTTACCTATCGTGCGTTTGCGTATTTGAATGGGTTTTCTGCGAATGCCATATAGACGTATGTACCGCCTGATGCGTTATGGTCATTTGCGCTACTACGGAGCTTAAAGCCGTTAGACAAGAAATCAAGAGCTGACCCAAAAGATTGCTCTGCATTAGCATCGCTGGGGTAAAGCACCAAATCAACGACATTGTAGGTGTCTCTGTCTGCATCAAAAACATCCCAGTTTCCAGTTCCACTTGTTTTCTTAATCATCACATAAGCAGGACGCATACCTGTGTAAATCATAGGGCCGTCTGCCGAGCCGTTCCCGGTATAACTTCCGAAGGAGCTGAAAGATTCTACTTCTGCAAAGCAGTAGGCGACCGCTGTTTGGCTCGATGAAGGCCATGCTGAACCTATATTCAATACACTAGAACTTGGGGCTGAAGTCCAAACAGTTGAATCATTTACCTGCGCACCGTTTGTGTCCAATAAAACGTAATAAGTCCCACCAGACAGCCCAGAGTGCCACACGCCCCATGAGGATGTATTAGTAGTACGCTTTACAATATACATCTTTGGCGCAACGCCAAGCCCATGACCCACGGTAAAACTGCCGCTTGCTGGCATTGTAAATTCTGCAATACTGAATCCTGCGTCAGTGTTAACAGAGACAGTAGAAGTTATAGAGCCATCTGTGTTGGATACACCAGAGCCGTTGGCTTTCCAGTTCCATGCTACAAAGTCATATGTGCTGCCGAAAGAATCAGTAGTAAAACCATTGCTATTAAAGCTAGAGAGAATTGAAGGGTAACTAGTTTCGGTATCTGTTGTATTTGAAGCCAATAAATTCCCTGTTCCTCTTACAGCGTCAAACAACCAATTATTATAAGCAACAGTTCTTGCCTTCATCCAAACAAAATCAGGTTGGAATTCCAAAGATGTTATATTTTGAGTCGTCCCTGTACCTGTCCAAAGTGCTATATCAAAATGCTCATCAGACAAAGTATCACTATTAGGCCCGATAGTGGGTTCTGGTAAGTTGGCTGTGCAGAGTGCTAGATAACCTGATGGCACTGAATACAGGAAATCCCCTATGCCATTTTCATCTGCATAATTCCCTGCTGTTTTACGCCCAGAAAATGTGCTGTCCTGTCCGCAATTAAGAATACTTCTAGTATAAGCGTTTACTGATATGTAGCCTGAATTAAATATTACATATTCACCACTTGCTGAAGCACCATTTCCAGTATGTATATCACTGCCTATTGGGTTGGTGCCGTTAGCAGGGTCACCGCTAAGTATCCATGTACCATTGACCCTAATCCATCCTTTACCTGCATCCAAGTCAATAGCAAAACCAACTACTCCCCCTGCAATGCCAGCGCTCGGAACTAGCCCTAAAGTTGCATAGTCTGGCTGACCGTCTCCTCCCCAAGCATAAGCACTCCCATCGTGAATATCCCAATATCCCAAATTACCCATAGTTGGAGATGTCGTCCCTGCCGCATATTTTTCTGCGTCTTCTTTGGACATAATCCCCATTATAAGCGCACCGTTATAAACCGACTCCAAACACATTTCAAAATATACTTTGCCATTTTTAGGTAAAGTCATTGTAGAAAATGAAGGCCAGTACCCGCTCCCTGAAAAACCAGTGTAACTTGCTACCATGTTTCCATCAGAAGTTGAGACTCCTGTCTGCGAAATACCTTTAAGCAATGGGTTCCATGTAGGGAAGTTGTTGGTGGGAGTGTCCGGCATTTGATCTGAACTTGTCAGCCCTGAAACAGTAAAGTTATTACCATTGCCTGATACGTCTGTGCCGAGTGCGCCAGAGTTGGCGAAGTCTAAGTAGAAGCCGTTGTTGCCAAATGTTAAGCCTGTTATTTCTTTTGGAACCCAGACACCGTTCTTGTCTTCTGCAAAATCTGTAGGTGCGTAGGCAGTACCTTCAACTCCAACAACCTCTGCTAAATAACATAAAGAAGGTTTTGTGCCAGAAGATGTGTTGCCTATTGCAATATCGCCAGTATAAAACCATCTGGCTAAAGTATTTTGTGCTACGTTTGAAACACCTGTTAGCGTTACTCTTTGATTATTTATCCATATCTGATACCTGTCTGCACCTGTTGCTAAAGTAGTATCCCAAACTAGAAACATATGATACCAAGCTGATACATCTCTGTAGACACTGTAAGCACTTGATGAACTTATACTTGAAGAACCTTGTCCCTGATAATTGCCTCCAAAGTATTCGTAATAACCAATAGTGTCTGGATAATATACTCCGCCCCCCGCTGTAGAATTAATAAAATTAAACTCACTAAAACCTGTACCAATTAATTCGGCCGACGCGCTTGGGTTCAAGTTGCTCCTTTTGACCCACATTGAAAAACAACCTTTAGTTGACCCAGAACCAGAGTTAGTTCTAGTCAATTTATCAGAACTGCTTGCAAACCGCACAGAGTTATCTATCGTGTACGGATAGAAGTCACCACCAGCTACATTACCAGCACTTGCCTGTATTAAGTTCTTAGAACTAGTCATTAAGCCATCGCCTGTCCAGCAGTGAAGCCGTACCAAGTTGTACCGCCATCGTGCGTGATGAAAACAAAGTAGTCTGTTGCGCCACTGGCTGACAGTGTAGGAGCAGTAGCAGCAGGCCAATCAACTGAAGTAGGCCATGTGATAGCGTTACCGTCATTGACAACCTTCAGGGTGAAAGATGACACCTTACCGCTTGTAGCTGCATTGCTGAAAGTATAAGTGACTGCACCCGCCATAGCTGTAGAGAAGTTGTTGCCTGTATCCAAGTCTACGGTAACAGCACCGCTAGTGCCTGTTGCGTTGTATTCTTCGATGATACCGTTATCGAATGTCTGATTAGCAGTAAAGGTATTAGCGACATCGTTCTTTGTTGTGTCAGCATCGTAAGCCTGAACCGTTACACCAAGATCAGTAACTGTTAGAGCATTAGCAACATTGAATGTACCAAACGCGATAATATCAACCAGATCGTTTAATGCAGCGCCGGTGGTCAAGACAATACTGGTTCCATTTGTCGCAGTGAAGTCAGTTCCTGCGACCAGCTTGACACCATTGAGCCACACATCAACAAAGCCAACATCATAAACAATGGCGAATGTTGTCTGACCAGACGTTGCCGTATAAGTTGCTCGATTGCTTGTGCCATTCACGGCGCTTCCAGCATCCTGCCATGCAGTGCCAGAATATACTCTCAATACATCTGATGATGTGTTGTAGTACAGCATCCCGGCTGCAAGCGGATCGCCATCATTATCGGTTGTTGGGTCTGAAGCGAAAGCTCCTAAGTAAATATCGGTAAACTCATCAAGAGCAGCCTCTGCGCCAGCCTCAGCAGTAGCCGCATTAGTCGCACTCGTTGCCGCGTTGGTAGCAGAAGTTGCAGCAGCAGTTGCTGACCCTGATGCCGCTGTAGCCGACCCAGCAGCCGCAGTTGCGCTTGAGGCACTTGCGGTAGCACTATTAGCAGAATCCGTAGCAGATGTCGCAGCAGCTGTAGCACTGTTAGCCGCATTTGTTTCTGATGTAGCTGCGTTAGTCGCGCTAGTGGCAGCATTTGTCTCACTGGTAGCAGCGTTTGTCTCGCTAGTAGCCGCAGCCGTTGCACTTGCCGCAGAAGCTGTGGCAGATGTAGCACTTGCAGTAGCTGACGTTGCACTGTCAGACGCGCTCGTAGCACTCGCTGTAGCGCTTGCCGCAGCATTCGTTTCAGCAGTCTCAGCATTGGTTTCAGCAAGTTCCGCAGCAGTCTGAGCGGCCTCTGCCGCCGCCTGAGCAGTCTCCGCATTTGTCTCAGCTAACTCCGCTGCTGTCTGCGCTGTCTGCGCTCCTGTCTCAGCAGTTTGAGCCGCAACCTCA